TCTCCTTCCATGGAAAAGGCTTTGTAAATCTACAAATTATTTATAAATTATCGTTTTCTACTCCAAACATCCAGTTTCCAGATGGAGGCAGCTCTAATGTTTCCACTAAATCGCCTCTTCCATCATCAACGAATCCAAAAGGTGTTAGATCGTTCATTATATCTTCTTCAGTTTTTTCTCGGAGCTTAATAAGTGTATTTATGTTTGTGTAATCCTTGAAATATTGCTGATCTGTTAGCCAAGCAAACAGGACTAGAGGCATAACCAAGTCATCGTGTTTGCCTTCTTCCGCCTCATAGCTTTGTTTTTTACGCGAAAAAGTCGACAGTTCTTCAATGGTGTTGAAGTCATTTATGATAAGCTGATTCTGTTCTATCAGCAGTTTAAGGATAGAACAACCAGTTGCCTTAACAGGTTTTGTAGTGCGAATACCCTTGTCGATATTAGATCCGCCGAAGCCAGTGCTGATACGTTTGCCCGAACGCCCAGCGTTTTCGGTCATTAAAACATTTTCATATTCGAAGTCAAAATGCAAAGAAGTTCCAACCTGTTCGCCGATGTCATTGATTTCGACCAGTACAGATGCGTTGTTATACGCCTTTGCTACACGATGAATTACGTCAGCATAATCAATCGGCGTGATCATATTATTACGATATACACACACCTGCTGGTATGGCATCGTTGTAACATCAAGAACGGAGAAAGCTGAATAGTCGAGACCCTTACCTCTTGAAACGTCGCAAACCATTACATACGTATGACCTTGCATTGGTTGGAAATATTGACTCAACCCGTCTTTGAAGGTAATCGGAACTTTATGAACCAGCTCTTTTAATTTCCAACCTGCAATAAGTGTACCAGAGCTACCCATAAACTCAACGCAGTATTCCTGCTCGAATTTAGCAACGTCGAAGTTCATCGCCGCTAGAGTATTCTTTTTCCATTCTTCATCACGACCTGGAACTTTATTATAGGTCACCTCAATTGGATGGTAGCCGTTGCGACCTTCCTTAGCGTTGGTCCACAGCGAATAGAAATGGTTTAATCCGTTCGGCGTTGACACCAGAACGATCTTTGATTCAAGACCAGATGAAATTGTAGGATAAACTGATGTAAAGAACGTGTCCCAATTCTCAATGAACGCAGCTTCGTCGATGAAAAGAAGGTTGATAGAATAACCACGAATGTTATCTGATGAAGTAGCAGCAGCAAGAACACGAGAATTGTTTTCGAGTTCCATTGAACCCTTGTTCCATTCCTTCACACCCTGTTGCAACCAGCGAGGTAAATGCTGATATGCGAGCTGAATACGACCAAGAATTTCACGAGCTGTTTCGCCTTTGTTCGCCAGCAATGCAACTGTTTTTTCTGGATGGAAAATAATATACCAAAGAACGAACGCGCAAGTAACTGTTGATTTACCAGCCTGACGAGCAGTCGCAATGATATTGAAACGATTGTTAGCCATAGATTCCAACATTTCTTTTTGGTAATCATACAGCTTGAAGCTCACCAACCCTTTGTCGATGTTGATAATCTTCATATATTTTTCTGTGAAATAAACTACATCGTTAGAACACTTGATGTATTCTTCAACGAGATCTGGTGTCCATTCTATTTTTTGATTTGAGCGTTTGAGCAGGGCATTTCCGTTATACCCTTTGAGCTTACTTAGATCCACTTCCATTTTTCATATCCTCTATCACTTTTTGCAGATCAGCCGTGGAGCCAACAAACAAATTATTGGTGACGGATTTTGCTTCATCATTAGTTGGAGTGTCTTTTGCTTCGATCTCACGAATATCTTTTTGTAATGATAATAGATCTTTATTTGCCTGAAGCATTGTTTCCATAAGCTTTGCTAACACCTCGAATGCACGAGGATGCTGCGAAGCATCGGCGATTTGTGAAAGCTTTTCCATGGCAAATACGCCGTTCTGTATAACCTCATGGATATTAGAACGAGCCATTTGAAAATCATTTTTAGCGCTGTCGTCATGAGCTTTGGCAGCAATTGACTTTACTTGATCATTTGTTGTCAAAGGATTCAAATTAAGAGCATTGTAAATTGCATTATTAGAGTTGTCTGTCATGGGCTATAATCAGTCTTTGTTATTACGAAACCATAATCATCGGTTACTTGAATTTGCGATACAGGAACAGATGCTGCTGCGTTAGATGTTGGTTGACCATTTGCTGTAAGTCCAGGTTGATCAAGTGTTTGAGATACTGCATTAGCTACGCCAACAGCTGTTTCTAATTGTCCATCGGGAACGTTTTCTGGAGTATAGTAATTGACAAAAGCATATTTGATAATTGGTGTAGCTTGAATTGGACCATACAAATAGCCTTTGATTGTAAAGTCAAGAGTCCAAATTAAAGCTTGGCGCTCTGTAAAGTTACCTTGATATGTATCTTCCTGTGAAACGCTGTTAAGAACAACAGGAATATCTTTCAGCTCATTCATATCAGGAATAAGCTCTACAGTAACTGTAAAGTCTGGAGTAAAGTAGGGCAGAATTTGCTCTACGATTTTTGTACCATCCTCAGCATTTTTCACTAGAATATAAAGTCTGAACCCAAAGTTATAAGGGACAGGCATGTATTGATAATTTAAATTTGAAGCATACGCTGTGTTTGCGATTTTGTTAGCTGTGCGCTGAATTGTTTTAAGTTTTCTATCGCTATCGTAACGTACATCTGTCATCTCAAATGACATAAACGGCATTGTCAGCGTTGCCGTTGGACGATCAATGTTAGGATCTTGTTGCGTACGAGCCAACATCTTTTCTTTGGGAGCATATGTGATCGGAACTTTTATGACAGCTGTAAGATTACCAGAAGTATCCGTTCTTTCAATAATAATGTCATCAAACAGCGTACCGAACAGGGCTACGTATTTGCGAATCGTTTGAAAATAAAACTGTTGACCGAACATTAGATACCGCCTTCACTGAATGGGTCGTTGACGGACCAATCAATAAACCCTGATGATTCATTAGCCATATCTTGGTTCGTGCCTGTGCCTTCGATAGTATCGAGATTATATTGTTCCATTTCGATATAGTTACCTTGCTCATCAAACAACGGAGCGCCAGTTTCGTCTTTAATAACGTAATCAAGAATATTGGTGCTGAAGTTTTGCTGAATACGATCGATTTCTGGAATACCTGTGTTGAATACTTCATCGCTGTATTCAAATAATTCACAAGTCATTTCCCACGTTTGTAATGCGCCTAATTGATAGAACATCTCAAACTTGTTGACGAACTTAATTTGAAAACATTTATTATTCAGCGGAAAGTAAATCAAGTCGCCTTCGAGCGGTCTTATCAAAGTAGTGTAAGCGCTAATTTCTCTGCTAAATGTTCTTTGTGCGATAGAGAACACAACTTGATCGCGGATTTCCAAACCGAACTTAGACATAAAGTTGCCGTCGCCAGAAAACCCATCAACTGACTTAATATAGAATTCTACAAGATATGCATTGGTGTATGATGATTGATCGTCAGCCGTATACAACTTATCAAGATTGTTAATGTTACGAGTGATATAGTACATATCCTCGCCATAGATCTTGATAGCCTCAACAACCAGATCTTCAAGGAGATCTTGTTCGCCAGAGCTTTTGTAGTTGTTGAAGTAAAAGTTGGTCGCTATTTTAGCCTCCTACTTTCTTTTTACATTTGTCATTGTGATACCTACCTATATTTCCTGCATTTCCTTCAAAATCACAATGTATACATTTGATTCTTTTATTATTTAGTTCTTTAAGATGTGTTGTTTCTTTTCTTTCATTTTTACGTTCTTCAGACCATTTTTTACCTCTATTCGCTTCTGCTGCCATAGCTAAAGCCTTCGAATTATCTTTACCGGCATTTTTACCCATCATTGATTGACGGCGTTTTTCTCTGACTTCAGGATCAGAACTTCTAGTGTCTCTCGTAGCCAATCCAGCTAGATATTTTTCACGAACTTCTGGACGATACATTGCTTCTTTTGTTTTGATAGAGATTTTTTCTGATAATGTTTTAGCTTTTTCTTCTTCAGTAGGTGGGGGAGGTGTAACACTTGAAACAGGCGTTGAAACAGGTGTTGAAACATTGTTCGTGGTTTTAGCTTTTTCTTGAGTAGTTTCAACAGGAGGAGGAGGAGGTGTATTTGA